CGACAGGACAAAGTAAAATAAGGAATAAATATGAGTAAGACTAAGAAACCTCGCAACAAAAAGATGTCTCAAGAGAAACGAGAAAGATTGCAGTCTACTAGTTCTGAAAATAACAAGTTTAACATGGCGGGCCCGCAAGGACCTAGTCTTAAATTAAATAATACAAACCGCGCACAATCAAAAGTATTTCGAGGCGCATCAAGAGGAAGTTAAAGTGAAAACTTTTAATGATTTGAGAGAATCCAGAGTACCAGTTGATCTAACAGAGGCAGCAGTATCACGGTCTGACTTTGATAAGTTAAAGAAGGGAATGCGAATTGAGATTGATTTCGGTTCTTCTATTAGTTCTAGTCAGAAGCGAGTGTTCACTGTAAAGAGTACATCCCGTAGTGCAAAGTACAATGTCGACAAGGTTAATATGACCATTGATGGCAGAGGTAAGTACCATCTATACAGTCGTAATGGTAAGGACGCTACTCTTGCGCTAGGTAATATGGCTGCGAGTATTAAATCATATAAGATTTTAGGTACCAATGAGTCGATAGAAGAAGCAAAACTTTCTGATATGGGAATTCATAACAAGATTGCTGACCGAAACCTACTTATCAAAGCAATCAAAACTGCCGAAAAAATGGGCGGTAATATGACAGGTGCTGTTCGCGAGATTGAGAAGATGAAGAAAGGTCTGTCTAAGCACAAGGCAGTACAAGCGGCACTTCAACAAGCAAACGAATCAGTAGAACTTGGCGAAGAACATTTGACAGAAGTAAAGTGGACTCTACGTGGTAAAGAAATAGAAGTGTCTAAGCTGACACCTGCACAGATTGCTCAAATGAGAAAAATGTTCGGCAAGATTAAGACAGTAAGAGATGATAATCCTTATAAGAAGAAAGGAAAGGATATGATTGCTGATCTGAGTAAACTTGAATTGAAGATAGTAGCGAAAGCAAAAATTAGGTGGTTGTCAGACTGGGCGGAAGAAGAACTTCGCAAGCGCGCTCCTTTGGACCGCAGAATTTACATCGAATCATCAGACTACATGGAATCCGTAGAGATTAACGAATCTCCAGACTTCATGAAGATGTCTAAAGAACTCTTGAAGCACAAGAGTAAGGGTATTGAATACGAGAAGGCTGCGGCATACGTTCGTGCGATCCACAATAACTCTAACGTCAATGTCCAAGACAAAGCATTCATGGGTTTGACCAAGATGTTGAAAGACATGGACGACTTCACAATGAAAACTACCATCACTAAGATCCTAAAGGATAACGGATTCAGAGTGAAAGGTGGTCAACTTATGCGTGAAGAAGTTGAACCTATTGTTGAAAATTACCGAACTCTTGCAACTAAAGGCATGGGCGCAGAGACAAAGAACTCAATCAATGTTGGAAGAGGTGTTGATTTCTACGAACCTAAGAATGGCGATAAGAGAATGGGTAAGATCACTAAGATGACCAAATCTGGTTATGTGGTCAAGGACGAAAAAGACGGTAAGTCTTATACATTCGCTTTCCACGATAGTGCCAAGGCAAAGGCATTACTTTCAAAATGAAAAAGTTTAAACAGTATGTAGAAGAAAGATGTTGTGAGGCATGTAAGTCTCTTGACGAAGAACTCGAAATCACTGAAGCAGAACATCAGGGTAAGACCGTTACTCTGAATAAACCTGTACGTGGTGGTTCTAAGAAGTTCTACGTATATACCAAGAATGAGTCAGGTAATGTCGTCAAGGTTTCATTCGGAGATCCGAATATGACCATTAAGAAAGACAACCCGGCTCGTCGTAAAAGTTTCAGGGCGAGGCACAATTGTGCAGACCCTGGCCCGAAGTGGAAGGCACGTTATTGGTCGTGTCGCGCATGGTAATTGATTAGTTATAAATAGATACAAACCTAAATCATAAGTCAACATAGAATAATTATATAAAATTATATTACATATGACTTATATCATCAACACAAATGGGCTGATCGAAAATGGCAGATACAAATAAAGAATTGTATGAGCATGTGCAACGTGAAGAACAACGCCTCGCAAGAATCGAGGACAAGATAGACAAGCTTTCCGATGCAATGATAGATCTCGCTCGGGCAGAAGAAAAACTTATTAATATTGAAAAAGCGAACTCGCAACATTTTGAACGCATGAACCGTTTTTCTTCTAGACTAGATGAGATCGAGGATAATGTTCAAGAACAAGGAAAGACCGTTAAAGTAATGCAATACATTATTACATTATCTGCGACCGTCTTTGCTGGTGTAGTCGTCAAAATGTTTTTTGACGCGTAATTAAACAACGGAGACTATAATGTCAGATATCACTAAAATTATGGAGGCGTATTTGGGAATGGTCTCCGAGCCTCAGGTAGAGGAAACTCTAGAGGAAGCAGTAAACATGGGACCGTGGAATCGCGGTGCTATTAATAAGGCAATGTCTAAAGCGGGAATTAAAGGTCCACAAGCCAAGGCATTCATCGCAGCATTGCGTGTGTCTGGAACTGTTGATGAAGAAGTTGAAACAGAACTCGACGAAGCCTGTGACAAGAAAACTTACAAAGAAGGACAGAAAGAATGTCCTAAGTGTGAAGGCAAAGGCTGTGATCACTGCGATAACAAAGGTTATCACGAAGTGTCTGAGAAGAAACTTGATCCAGTAGACGATAAAGAGAACGATAAGAAGTTCAAAGATCGTAAGGACAAGGACATCGATAATGATGGCGATACAGATTCTTCTGACGAATACCTACACAAGAAGCGTGCCGCAACAGACGACGCGATCGATGCGAAGGATGACGAAGAGAATCCTGTCAAAAAAAACCCTAAGACCGCTGATAAGAAATCAGAGATCTCCAAGATCGAGAGTCTAGACCTACGTGGATCGTTTGCAGATATGTGGTCGGCATTTGCTGAAGCTGCAAATCCTAAGAAAGGCGCACTTGCTCCTGAAAAATATGATGATCATTCTTCTGAACATGATAAGAAAGTCATTGGTATGCACAAGAAGTCTGACAAGAAATATGAAGACGATGAAGAAGATGGACATACTAAAACTTTTGCGGCCGCGAAATCAGTGAAGAAACAGGCACCTGCACGAAGCGGCGCGGACAATCTATCTAATGGTGATAAGTCAGTCATCAATCCAGTAAAAGGAAAGTAATATGATTAAGGCTCCTAAGTGGTGTAGTAACGCAGTTCCTTCTCGGGCTGGTTGGTTAGACCCATATACTGGTGAAGTTCTAAAAATGCAGAACTTCTCTAAGGAACAGCTTGCGGAATGGCATGAAGCCAAAAACCCTACTCCAGTCAAGAAAAAACCTAAAGTAGTAGAACCTGCAGAAGACGTACCTTACATCTTCGAAGTAAAAGATTCAGAGTAATCTAACTATTCTTTTGAAACCGCAGTTGATACTGCGGTTTTTTTGTGCGTCTAAATAAATCTGACCACACTTCTAAAGTCTTTATCATGAAGCTAACAAAAAATAACATTGTTGTGTATGCTGCCAAACATTACTACAACCCTAAACACATTGACGGTGAAGAGTTTTTTGACGACCTTAAAAAATTTAAATATGTTAAACGGTTAATCAATCGGTATCATCAAAATGGTGATCTAGCAGAGCGACTAATACTCAATCACCTCATCGTCATTTTCAACGTGTTTGGTCATGAGGCTGGAGTAGAGATGCTCGCCCTTAAAATACCTTTAGAACAATGGACCACCCTTAAACCCTTTTTGGTGTTTCTTCGTGCAATACGAACCGAAGACATCACAGGTATAGAAATGGATAAATACGTAATAGATAAATTGAGAGCACTCTAATGGGAATCCTTAAGTCAGCGGCGGACATCGTCTATACAATTCGTTTCTTGAAATTACTCGTGACTAAGTTCGAGGATACTGGCGCATATAAAGCAGGTATCATTGACATCGATGGCAACAAGATCAAAAGTTTCTCAATGGACACAATGGACAATCGTGACGCATACCGTTCACACTATACCGCATTTCATCGTCTTGTATTCAACCTAAAGAGACTCATGGCGAAAGTGCCTGGCGGATCATCTATTGTCGCACGATACGGTGCTGCACTTGCGTTGATCAAAGAACACGGCGAACTGTCCGACAAGCAGATCCAAAAGATACATGAAGAGACTGGTATTGATCTAATGGAAGCTCTACTAGAGAATTCCAAGTGGTATGTGATGTCAGATGGACATTTAGGTCCTGGCCTCTACCGCATACAAAACGACACGATGACAGATCAAGCAGAAGAGATAGTCCGAAAAGATGATAAGATTCGCGTTGCAGAAAATAACCTGAGTTACGATATCTTGGGTATCCCAGTTTACGAAGGCACACACATTAAAACCGGTCGCAGAGTTTTGTTCTCTGCAAATGAGATTGCGAAATGAAGACGTATCAAGAATTTATAAAACAGTTTGATGAAGAAATCACCAACAACACCAGTGGTGTGCCTGGCGCAGGCGACGATTCCTCTACCGTCATCGTACGTAAAAAGTATGATCGTAAAAATAAGCGCAAAGATGCTGTCAAGATCTTGCGCAGAATCCTACCAAAAAAAATCTAATACCCCCCTTTACAAGTACTCCAAAATACTATATACTTCTACATTAACTTAAAGGTTTAATCATGAAGATTATAGACTGTTTGGATTTTAAAATCATCTTACTGGAATCCTCAAATGAAGATCCAGATATGATACTTCCGGCATATAAAGAATCCAGTCTTGTCTATGTTCCTATGAAGGGATACGTCGGAGAAGATTTTGACCACAGTAGATTTCTAACCGAAGACCCCTCTCTCTCGTTTTCAAATCATCTCTTGTGGGAAGGTCTGTTTGATCAAAAAGAACAGATTGATTATATCATAGACTGTTGTAAAAAATTCTGGAACACTAACCATCAGATGATCGTAGAAAACTACGACTATCAAGAGGACGAACCTTTTTATGATTATTCAAAATAATATGTCTTCGGTACTGAATAATCTGAAATCAAATACTAAAGCGTATAAAGTCATATCTGGCCTTGACAAAACGACACTTACCGCGTATACTGTCAAGTATTGTTCAGTCAGAGAAGACATCGCATACATTATATTGGTATCTGAGTGTATAGATACCACAATGGGTAGTAGATGGTCTCGCGCGAAGTTTCAGTGTCGAGAACAAGGTATCTATCTAGATGTGTCAGTTGTCACGAATGAACAGTACATGAAGTGGGTCCACAACACTGTACAACGAGATCCCGATTCATCCGAAGAATGGTTGCAAAGGTGGTATAAGATATTTGAAAAAGATCCAAAAAATGGTCTCTGGGCAAAAGCTGCAGATCATATATACTACCTGAAAGATATTCGTAATTACGAATCGATAGCACCAAAAATACTTGAAAATGGTTATTTTTCGTTAAGAAGATAATCTCTACAGTTTGGAATAAAAAATGAAAGTAGATGTGAATTACGACCGTGATGAACTACTAACCGATTATGCGGTAAGTATGTTAAAAGATTTCTATATGATTGAGGGAGAAGATTCACCGCAGGATGCATACGCAAGAGCCGCAGAGGCATGGTCAACTTATCACGAAGAGATGGACTCTGACCTAGCACAACGACTCTATGACTATGTCAGTAAGAAGTGGTTTATGTTTGCGTCACCCGTATTGTCTAATGCGCCAAAAGAAGACGTGAAGACTCGTGGACTGCCTATTTCATGTTTCCTTACCTACGTTCCAGACACACTTGATGGGTTAATAGAACACTCCAGCGAGTTGCGTTGGTTATCTGTGATGGGAGGTGGTGTCGGTGGACATTGGGGAGACGTGCGTACGGTCTCTGACATCGCGCCAGGACCGATTCCTTTCTTACACACTGTAGATGCCGATATGATTGCGTATCGTCAGGGTAAGACACGTAAGGGGTCTTATGCGGCGTATTTGGATGTGCATCACCCAGACATTACAGAATTCCTAAATATTCGCATACCGACAGGTGACGTACAACGTAAAGCGTTGAACATTCACAATGCGATTAATATCACCGATGAGTTTATGGCTGCGGTGATCAACAACACAACATTTGACTTGCGTGATCCAAAAGACGGTATCGTAAAAGATTCTGTCAATGCACGTAAGTTATGGGAACGAATCCTTGAGGTACGTTTCCGTACGGGAGAACCGTACCTAAACTTTATTGATACTGCGAATCGTGCACTCCCAATGCCACTAAAGGAAAAGGGACTCAGGATTCACGGATCAAACTTATGTAACGAGATCCACTTACCGACATCTGCAGACAGGACTGCGGTATGTTGTTTATCGTCATTGAACTTGGAGTATTACGATGAATGGAAAGACACTAGTATCGTGCGGGATATTATTCGTATGTTGGATAACGTTCTCGAATACTTCATTGAACATGCGCCAGATAGTATTTCCCGCGCCCGTTATTCGGCGACACGTGAAAGAAGCATTGGACTTGGCGCAATGGGTTTCCATTCACTCCTACAGAAACACTTTGTTGCTTGGGAATCAGACAAAGCGAGAGAAATAAATGAAGTCGTGTTTCGTCACATTAATAACGAAGCACAAGAAGAGTCACGGCTCCTTGCGAAAGAGCGGGGTGAATACTCAGACGGTTTAGGTTCAGGAATGCGTAACTCGCATTTATTAGCAATAGCACCTAACGCGTCGTCAGGAGTCATCTTATCCACGTCACCATCAATCGAACCATTGAAGGCATGTGCTTATACGCACAGAACTCGTGCAGGTTCGTTTTTGGTGAAGAACGTACACCTAACGCAACTCCTAAAGGAAAAGCGTCAGGACAACGAATCTACGTGGTCTAGTATCATTACCCGTAAGGGTTCGGTTCAACACCTACCGTTTTTGAACGAAGGTGAGAAGGCGGTATTTAAGACTGCTCAGGAACTGGATCAGAATTGGGTAGTGACACACGCGGCTGACAGACAACCATATATTTGTCAAGGTCAGTCGGTTAATCTTTTCTTCCCGTCAGGAACACCGAAACGTTATGTTAACAAGGTGCACTTCACGGCCTGGAGGAAAGGATTGAAAGGTCTGTACTATTTGCGCACAGAGGCAAAGTCTCGTGCGGAGACGGTATCAGACAAAGTGGAACGGGTTGCGTTACAAGACGATAACCGTACCATACTTTACGGAAAAAAGGATTGTCCGTATTGTAAAATGGCCGCAGAGGAACTGTCACTACGCGGCATAGGATACGACTACGTTGACCTTGAGGAGATAAAGAAGTCTGCCGCAGAGGTTACAGGAAGAAAAGTCGAGACAGTTCCTCAAATTTATCTAGAAGGCAAATACATAGGTGGTTATGAACATCTTATGATGCATCTAAAAGGTGAGGTGGAGTACGAACCAAGTGACGGTGGCGACGAATGTCGGGCCTGCGAAGGTTAACAAAAAATTATAAAGGATTAGTATGTCATTACTAAAAACATCGGAAACATATAAGCCGTTCAAATACCCGTGGGCAGTTGAACTATCTAAAAAACATGAAGAAATCCATTGGATTGAAGATGAAGCGGAACTGTCAGAAGACGTACAGGATTGGAAAACCAAACTGTCAGATTCCGAGAAAGAATTTATTACTCACGTACTGCGATTGTTCACACAGTCAGACGTACAGGTAGGGGAGAACTACCACGAACTTCTAATACCGAAGTTTAAGAACAATGAAGTCCGTAACATGTTGTCATCGTTTGCGGCACGAGAAGCAGTACACCAACGTGCGTACGCACTTCTCAATGATACACTTGGTTTGCCAGACGAAGACTTTCACAAGTTTTTGGACT